AGGTCTGGAACAGTTTGCTGGGCTGGGCTTGGAAGAGGTCTCTACGGAAGACCTTTCGGTACCGTTCCTTCGCATCCTCGCGCAGTTGTCACCACAGGTGAACAAGCGGGATGGTGCTTATGTGGATGGTGCCGAAGCTGGCATGATCTACAACACTGTCGCCAACGAAGTCTACAATGGCGAAGAAGGTGTCCTTGTTGTGCCGTGCCACTACAGCCGCAAGTTTGTGGAATGGAAACCCCGTGAAAAGGGCGGCGGCTACGTCACCAGCTACGACGTAGATGATCCGATCCAGCACACCACCTACCGCGATGACCGGGGCAATGATATTCTGCCAAACGGTAATCTCCTGAGCAACACCGCACAGTTCTTTGTGCTGTTGTTGCACCCAGAGCTCGGCCCACAGCGTTGCCTGATCACCATGACCAGCACCCAGCTGAAGAAGGCCCGTAAGTGGATGACCCAGATTCAGTCTCTGACTGGTCGCGGCTCCAGCGGTAACATCTTCACTCTGCCGATCATGTCTCAGATTTACCAGCTTCGTACTGTCGAAGAGCGCAACGACAAGGGCTCTTGGTTCGGTTGGGAAATCTCCCGCAACCGTCCTCTTGACCTCACGGGCGACGAGCGCAACATTTTTGAGTTGGCTGTCTCGTTCCACAAGTCCGTGAAGTCCGGTGAGGTGAAGGTCAAGGAAGAGGCCGATGCTCCGGCACCAAGCCGCTCTACTGATCACGATGACGGTGTGATGTAATCTTTTGGATACAATATGGGGGGTCCGGCAACGGGCTCCCCTTTTCTAGGAGGCCGAAGAATGGACCTTTCCAAAAGGTTTTTTAAGTTATTTTCGGGTAACGATAGAGCCCACGGCACGTTTAACGTGCAGAATAACCGTGCGACAGATGGCAAGAAAACCGGTCAGGCTCGCGTGTTGCGTGAACCTCCGACCACGGACCTTTGGGAAAAGCACCTTGCCGGAGAAAATGGCTTGGGCATCATCCCCATCAAGGACAACAACTGCTGTCATTGGGGTGCGATTGATATCGACACCTATAATCTGGATCATTCCAATCTGATTAAACAAGTCGAGAAGCACAACCTTCCGGGCGTTGTTTGCCGAAGCAAGTCTGGTGGCGCACACCTGTACTTCTTCTTTACGCAGGAGTTGGCCGCAGCCGATCTGCAACCAAAGCTGATGAGCATCGCGGCCTTGCTGGGCTATGCTGGCTCCGAGGTTTTCCCAAAGCAACAACAAATCCTTGTTGACCGTGGAGACACCGGCAACTTCCTGAACATGCCGTACTTTGCCGGCAAGATGACCACTCGATATGGGTACAACGACAAGGGCGAAGGTCTGACTCCCGAGGAGTTTCTGGACTTTGCGGAGGGTCGCCTTTTGTCCCCGGACGAGTTTCTGGACAAGGAGACCACACCAAAGAAAGCTGAGGAGATTTTGCCGAAGGGTCCGCCCTGCTTGCAACATCTTGCTGCTATGGGTTTTGGTGAAGGCTCACGCAACAATGCGCTGTTCAATCTGGCCATCTATGCCCGCTTGTCAAACCCAGACCACTGGCAATCCAAGACAGCAGAATATAACAGAACCTTTATGATCCCCCCGCTGGAGGATCATGAGGTTGATCTGATTGTCAAACAGGTTGAAAAGAAAGAATACTTCTACAAGTGTGATGACCAGCCTATCGCTAGTCACTGCAACAAGGAAGTCTGTATTTCGCGCAAGTTTGGGGTAGGACCAGGTGCTACAGCCGCGGACCTTGGCTCACTGACCAAGATCGACGGTGACCCACCTGTCTGGATTCTTGATGTGGATGGGCGGCGCGTGGAGCTGGGGACTGATTCGCTCGTCTCGCAGATCAACTTCCAGCGCGACTGCCTGAATCAGATTAACATTTTTCCCAAGAAGATGAGCGACAAGGCTTGGAACGCCCGCATTCAAGCGATGCTGGCTAACCTGACGATTGTCGAAGTGCCACCAGAAGCTACCACCAAGGGCGAGTTTGAAGACCTGTTGTTCGCCTTCTGTTGTGACCGTGCGCGTGGTGCCGACCGAGAAGAAATCCTGCAAGGCATTGCCGTGTGGGCCGAGGGCCGTGTTTACTTCCAAGTGCGCGATCTGAAGAAGCACCTGACTACCAACCAGTTCACCCACTACAGTGCGGTGCGGATTGGCATGCGTCTGAAGGAGCTGGGTGGTGATCGCATGTTCTGGAATGTGAAAGGCAAGGGCGTCCATGTCTGGGCGATCAAGCAGTCGTTCTTCCACGGCTCGGATAACATTGTCCTCGAAGTTCCCAAAATGGGATCACCGCAAGCAGATGATGGGGTGATGTGATGCATATCATTCTTGGCCCTCCCGGAACCGGCAAGACAACGAAACTGTTGGCCTTGGTCGAGTCCTATCTTGACCGAGGGATTTCCCCAGACAGGATTGGGTACTTTTCGTTTACACGTCAGGCGGCGCAGGAAGCTGTGCAACGCGCTTGCCGGAGATTCCGTCTTGCGCCCACGGACCTCCCGCATTTCAGGACACTGCATAGTTTTGCTCTGTCCCGTCTTGGTATCCGCAAGCAGAAGGTAATGAACCAGCAGCACTATCAGGACGCAGCCTCGGTGTTGAAGGTGGGTCATTTTACCACGCGGACACCGCTAGAGGATGGACCCTATCAGGACTACGGGTTGGGTGACGGCTATCTTGAAATCATCAACATGGCTCGCACAACCAGATTGCCACTGCGCGAAGTGTACAATATGTATCGGCCCGATCTGCCATACAGCATGGTTGATTACGTTGACAGAGGATTGCGCGAGTTCAAAAAGGCCTACGAGCTTTATGATTTCACGGATATGCTCGAGCTGTTTGTACATCAAGACCTGTCTCCAAACTTCGACGTTGTATTTATCGACGAAGCGCAGGACTTGTCACCCCTGCAATGGGAGATGGTGAACCAGATTGAAAGCCGCACCAAGGAGATGTTCATTGCAGGAGATGATGATCAAGCAATCTATCGCTGGGCTGGGGCTGATGTGGATTATTTCATCCGCCTCGGTGGGACGCACGAGGTTCTTGGCCAGTCTTATCGCATTCCCTCCTCGCACCATGCCCTGTCTCAGCGCATCATTAGCCAAATCCACCATCGTCGCATTAAGGAGTTTCTTCCCAGAGATGACCGAGGCCTGATCCGCTGGCACCGTGAAAGTGATTCGGTGAACATAGACAGTGGTGATTGGCTGCTGATGTCGCGGACCCGTAAGGGAACTAAGCTTTTGGAGCGGGAGGTACGCCAGCGCGGTATGTTCTATCACTACAAGAACAGCCGTGAGGTTGACCAGACAACCCTTCAATCGATCCAGCTGTGGGAGCAGCTCCGCAATGGTGGTGCATTACAGCCAAAGGATGTGCGGTTGATCTACAAGCGCATGCTTCTTAACGAACAGGTCAAGCGGGGCCACAAGACCCTGCCGGATATACCTGAAGAGGTATATCTGACCATGAACGATCTGCTCACGGACCACGGACTTTTGACCACGGCTCCGTGGGACGAAGCACTCGGTGCTGTGCCAGACGAGGAGGCTCGATACTACAAGGCTTGCATCCGCCGAGGGGAAGACTTCCGTAAGCCTCCCCGCATTCGGATATCCACGATCCACGGTGCAAAGGGTGCGGAAGCAACCAATGTACTTTTGATGACTGATTGTCCAGCAAGGCCTTCCACTACAGGCTACGGTGCTGTACACATGGCTGACGATGAGCTTCGCGTCTTGTATGTTGGACTAACACGGGCAAAACAAGAACTTCATCTAGTTCACCCTACGTCTTCAAGTGGATACAAGCTGGCATGAATACTGACAGAGAACTTATCGCAAGATGTAAGTGTGGTAAGGAAGAGCTTGTCACCACGCTTAGAAAGATCAAAAACGCATGGCCGTTCTGCCAATGCCGTCAAGCAATGAGGATTAGCACAGATGTCGTTTCAATATCACCACGAGACAGAATGGGTGATGCCGGAAGTCTTCCCGAATTTGTCAGACTACCCAGAGGTGGCAATCGATCTTGAAACCTACGACCCTGATCTAAAGAGCAAGGGCAGTGGGTGGCCAACAAAGAACGGATATGTCATTGGCGTAGCCGTCGCAGTCGAAGACCAGAAGTGGTACTTTCCGATCCGCCACTCCAATGGTGAAAACCTGGATGCGCGAATCTGCCTGATGTGGGTGCGCGATCTCTGCTCTAACCCCGACCGGACGTATGTATTTCATAACGCAATGTACGATGTCGGCTGGCTGCGGGCCGAGGGTGTCGAGGTTATGGGGCGCATTGTCGATACGATGATTGCCGCACCTCTGCTGGATGAAAACCGGTTCAGCTATTCCCTGAACAATCTCAGCAAGGATTATCTCAACGAGGTCAAGAACGAACGCTCCTTGCGCGACGCCGCGGTGGCCAGTGGTTTGGACCCCAAGGCCGAGATGTACAAACTGCCCGCGCATTTTGTCGGGGAGTACGCCGAGCAGGATGCCGCGTTGACCCTGCGTCTTTGGAAGCACCTCGAGGGTCTGTTGTTCAAGCAGAACCTTACCTCGGTGTTTGAACTGGAGACCAAGGTGTTCCGAGTGATCTTCGAGATGCGCTCGCGTGGTGTGCGGGTGGACCTTGAGAAGGCCGAGCAGATCAAAGACAAACTTCTCAAGGAAGAGAACGAGTTGCTGGGGAAGATCAAAGCCGACTGTGGGTCTGATGTTTCAATCTGGGCTGCGGGCAGCATTGCCAAGGCGTTTGATTCGATGGGCCTGGAGTATACCCGTACGGCCAAGTCTAATGCGCCAAGCTTCACTAAGAATTTTCTGAAGAACCACCCATCCGATCTGGCAAAGATGATTGTCCGAGCGCGAGAGCTTAACAAAGCACGGACCACGTTCATTGATTCGATTACCCGTCATGCAACCAACGGACGTATCCACGCGGATATACATCAGTTGCGCGGTGATGAGGGTGGTACGATTACGGGACGGTTCAGCTATTCCAACCCCAACCTCCAGCAGATTCCGTCACGCGATGACTTCATCAGTCCAATGATTCGCGGACTGTTCCTGCCGGAGGAAGGTGAGGTTTGGGGAAGCTTCGATTACTCCTCCCAAGAACCACGGATCGTGGTCCACTATGCATATCGCTTGATGCCCAAGCCTGACTTCCAGCCTTCTCATAAGTACAGCTTCAATCAGGCCGACACGTTTGTACAAAACTATCTGGAGGATCCACGCTCGGACTTCCACCAGATTGCCGCCGATATCGTGGGCGTCCCCCGCAAGCAAGCGAAGACCATCAACCTCGGCCTGTTTTACGGCATGGGCGTGAACAAGCTGTCGGAACAGCTGGGTCTGGATTATGACAGTGGCCGCGCCTTGTTCAAAGAATACCACAGCAAGGTGCCGTTTGTGAAAGACCTGATCGACTACGCGACCGAGCAAGCTGACAAGAACGGTAGCATCCGCACCCTGCTGGGCCGCTTGGGTCGGTTCGATAAGTTTGAACCACGGTCCTTTGGCATCCACAAGCCGCTAACTATTGATGAGGCTCGTAAGGAATACGGCGAACACATACCGTTGAAGCGGGCGTTTGTATTTAAGGCTTTGAACAAGCTGATCCAAGGCTCGGCTGCGGACCAGACAAAGAAGGCAATGGTCGATCTGTACGATGCCGGTATTCTGCCGATGATCCAAATCCATGATGAACTAGCCGTGTCGATTAAGGACAAGGCTATGGCCCATCGGGTTGTGGAGATCATGGAGAAGTGTGTGGAGATGTACGTTCCGTCGATTGTCGATGCGGAGCTAGGCCGCACATGGGGAGAAGCCGCCCTCCCTATCGAGGAGGACAGCCTCTGGTTAGACCCCGCGAACGAATGAACGAATCAGTGTTCGATCTGCAACGTGGATCGAATACCCTTTGCCATATGCTGTTGAAAGAAGATATCCCTCAGCTGTCAGCATCTTACGAAGCCGGTACATCGCCATCCTTGCGGCGATGTCCGGTTTTTTTATGTTCGGATTTATCTGCGATATGATGCGGATAATCTCGTCGGTGTGGACGTAGTCTGTCTCCAGTAAGGCCTTGAGAATAAGGGCTAATTGGTGAGAGAGGTTCGTCTTCTTTTTGATCCGTTTGATTGTCAGAGCCATTCCAGCTTGTTACCTTTGTTTTGAATTGTAACGGGATTAAGGAAGCTGTGAAAGGCTATAACATTACCGTGAGCCCTTGCGAAGGTGGAGAACGATTCCACCCTCGTAAAGACCCGAGGTTTCCGCTGGCGGACTTTAACCAATTGCTTTTGCCAAGCTCTCGGGATTTTCATCAAGCCACTCCTGTAAATGGTCTTCGACTTGGGCCAGCATCGGATCACCCGCGGGGTCATTCCGAGAGTGACTGAACTGGGCGGCGAAGGCGGCATAGGCAATCAGATCAACCCAAGAATCCTGATGGTCGGGCTGGTTGTTGATACGCGACATTTTGACAGCCATCATTACGACGCTGATATCGTAGGCCGTCATTCTCTTGCCGAGGATGGTTGAAGCGACAACCGCCGCCCGTGTGAAGCTGGAAGCAACGTCGCCGTACTCTTCTCCACGCTGGGTGATTGTGCCGAGGGTGGTGCGAAGCAGTTCTTTATGATGCATTGGATTGTTCCTGCGTTAAGAATTGTTTGAAGTTGACGATCAGCTTATTGGCCTCATGCTCTTTTGCAAGGATTTGCATGGCCCTGTTGAGCATAACGGTGGGGTGAGTTTGATAGGATTTTCGGCCCCGGAAGGCGTCATCGATCCGTAGGTTTTGAA